ACTCGTGTTGTTAATCCATCTAATCGCATTTGTAATTCACGGATTTTGATGTGCAACTGACGAATCATATCGGCAGCTTCTTGCACGGTGTAATCGACTTTAGTAGTTTGCATAAGCTGTTCTAATTTGTCGGCTATTTCTAACGGTGTCATTGCAATACTCGTGGTGATGGTGGGCTTGGTGGTGACATAGGCACAGTATAGCTAGGAGTACCAATCGCCCATCCTTGCGGTGTAACGACCTGATTTGGGTAAATTGTGGCGTTTTGCACCACATGACCCTGATTGTTAATAACTTGAGCCTGATTGCCTTGAACCTGAACTGTGCCAGTTACATACCCTTGCGGATTAGTAATGACATAGGTTTGGGCAAAAGCAGTATTAATGCCTAGCGTTAATAGTATTGCGATGTATTTCATATTTCCCCCTGTGTTAATACCTGTAACTGTATAGATATTTAAACTAAAGTTTATTAGGACTTACCCTAATGTGGGGCAATTTTATATTTATAGGTTTATTTGTTATATTTATATATAACTTATAGGTAAGTTGCCTTTTGGTGAACGGAACCCAGCCATCCTAGATTCCTTCAACTGTTTGCCTTTCGGAGCCACAGAACCCGCCAGTCGTTCGTTGAATAGGCACTAGCTTCGCCACCTATATTTGTGCTGTTACATCAACTATCCCCCAGTAGCACTTGTATCGCAGTCGCTGGTGTCGGTTCCCGCCCAACTGTGACCGCAGAAATAGAAAAACCCCTTTAGGTTGCTCTAAGTTGAACCCGCTTAATAAATGGCACGAAAACATTTAGTAAACGCTCAGGGCAACCCAAAAGGGTCTTATGGCTTCGTGCTAACTACTAAGCAGGGTTCAAACTGCACTTGTAGTATAGCTCAACCACAAATTATTGCAACTCAGGCCAAATAACTTGGTAGGACTGGGGAAACAGGTCTTTTCGGGTAACTAATCCGTGCGATTCTTTTTCGATTTGGGCAGCCATCATTACCAGCTTGCCCGCAGGTATCCCCTCTCGTTTCCATTTGTGTACGGCTTGTACCGACACATCCATTTGTTTGCTGACTTTAATTGCACCGCCCAACAAGTCAATTATTTGGGCATCGACCATTTTTACTTTCATTACAAAAGTTTAACAATAAGTGGCTATTTTTACAACACATATTGCAAACCACTAAAAAAAGGTTTATATTGGAATTACCTGACCACTCAGGCTAACTTATGGAGATGACTATGGATGATAGACAAATGATGGATGACCAATCTGAATTGGAATATGAACTAACCGTGATTTTTGAGGACTTGGAAGAAGGCAATATGTTGACCGCATCACAGATGAATACCTTGCGATACGCTTGTGGATTCCCTAAAAAAACTAGGGTAACTCCTATATTGTCTGAAGTTTTTGATGATTTTTCTAATATTTTTGGGGGGAAACAATGATTGTGACAGGCTCTACTACACAAAAAAAAGAGTTCAAGATTGCACCCGTTGGGTCGCACTTGGCTCGTTTATACCGAATTATTGACTTAGGCACTCAAACATCCGAGTACATGGGTCAAACAAAAATGCTACGCAAGGTTAAGTTTTTTTGGGAATTGCACGGTGATGACCTAAAAACCGATGACGGCAAGCCCCTAATCCAAACACGCAACTACACGCTTTCGCTAGGCGATAAGGCTTCGTTACGGAAGGACTTGGAGAGCTGGCGTGGCAAATCATTTACCGATGATGAGTTGCGTGGCTTTGACATCAGCAAGCTCTTGGATAAATGGTGCATGGTTACCGTACAGCATAGAACCGCCAATAACGGCAATGTCTATGCCGATGCCGTAGCCATTACGCCAGTACCCGCAATCGTACAAAAAGCAGGTGTGCCACAAGGCGTAAACCCATGCGTAATCTTTGATTTGCAAAGATTTGACCAAGAAGTGTTTGACAGCTTATCGCAAGGTTTAAAAGACCAAATTATGCAGTCGGCTGAAATGCGTAACAAAAAAGATGTAAACAAGATGTTGCAGGAAGCTGCAATCGTTGATGATGATGTTCCATTTTGATAGGGGAAATAAATGAAAAAAGCACTCGTACTTTTTGCAACATTCTTTGTAGTTGGTTTTGCAGTAGCCCAACAAGCAAACTGCTGGCAGCAATATGTCTGTGGCCCAGCAGGGTGTCAATGGGTAACTATTTGTCGCTAACTGGGGGAATTAACCTTTAGGAGTAAGCCATGAACCACCTGATTAAAGACTTTATCGACCAAAAATATACGGTCAAAACCTTTCAAGAGCGGGGCTATGATGAAGAAGTGCCTATCATCGGCTTTGCCCAAGACGATTTAGAAACAGTCATTAAAACGGTGGTTCAGGCTTGTGCTGACCGAGTTAATAACTCAGAAGATAGAAAAGCCGTATTATCGTTAATGTGATGTTTATTAGGGGGAATTATGTTAGTGAAGGACTATACAAGTGAAAGTGGTCATTGGTACTTACCCAATGGCGATACAGCCTATCGCATCGTTGGCAAAAATGGCAAAGAAAGAAACACAACTGTCAAAGACGCAAGAGAACATGGCCTACTGCCCTCAGTTACCACAATCATTGCGTGTGCTGCGAAACCCGCACTTGATGTATGGAAACAACAACAGGCCATACTCGCTGCACTTACACTACCTCGCTTAGAGGGTGAATCTGAAGAAGATTGGCTAAGTCGGGTTGTTGCTGACAGTAAGGAAACCGCCAAACAAGCTGCCGAGCGTGGCACACAGATACACGGGGTCATAGAAGCGTTTTACGAGGGCGTTTACCTACCTGAGCTACCTGCCTATGTGCGTGTCGTAGAAACGGCTATAAACGAGCATTTTGGGCAACAGCTATGGCTTGCAGAAAAGTCCTTTGCTCACGGTGGCTATGGCGGTAAATGCGACTTGATTAGCCGACCCCATGTACACCCCAAGTCTGACGGTTATGTCATTGACTTTAAAACCACAGAAAAAGATGTGGATAAGCTAGATACTTATTTTGACCATCATATGCAACTGGCAGCCTACCGTATGGGCTTTGAAATGCCAAAAGCTCGGTGTGCCATTGTGTATGTCAATGCCTTACAAAATAAGGCTAAACTACTAGAGATACCCGAAGATGACCTGCGAATTGGGTGGGATTGTTTTAGCCATCTTTTGTCGTTTTATAGGGTCAAAAACAAACTATAATGATTACGGGGTGGCGGCAATCCCCCTGCCACAATCTCCTTCACACAGAGGGCCACCCCACCTTTTACAGGGCGTTAAGCCGCCCCAAGAGGATGTAGCAAGTAGCGGGTTTTGCGGCTTTCTACGCTACAGCTAATAGCTACCAAATCTTGCCCTGTCTTTTTACTCTTATATAAGACTAGGGTTTATCCTAATAAACTAAAGTTGATTTTGTGTTATACTGTAGTTGTAGTAATTCAATAGGGGGAATTATGAAACGCATTAAAGCTAAAAAAATACGAGTTAGCGATACCATTGTTTTTAAGGATGCTCGTTTTAATTTTGTTGTTGAAGATATTAGAGAAAACAGTAGTGGCGGTATATGGTTTTCATCTAAAAACAATACACAATCTATGCGGTTTTACAATGATGAATTAGTAACTGTAATTAGGGGGAACGCATGAAACAGTTTTTATTAGGTGTATTAGCAGGTCTAATCGCATTTGGCATACCTGCCATTGTCTATGTGTGGAAAACAGGGGGCATATCGTGAGCAAATACATTGATACAGTCATTATTGATGACGCAGAAGTTGATGTGTATGGTTATATTCAAGATGCCGACCCAACTGTAGGTTTAATGGCTGATTATGTTGAAATTGATGACTTACAGATTGGCAAAGTCAGCGTCTATACATTGTTTTCTAATAACAGCTTATTGGATAAAGTAGAAGAAGCTGTAAACGATAGATTGGGCGGATAATGAGCAAAATTGTGCTATCAAATAGCCAAATGATGATGTGTGCTCAAGTTGGTGTTATTCGTCACCTACAGTTTATTAAACGAGAAGCTAGACCTATGTATGGTTTAGATGTAAACACCGATTGGAAACTACAGATTGAGGGGGCTATGTCGGAATACGCTTTAGCCAAGCATCTCAATGTTCATTGGGAAGGCGTTGGATTTCCTGACGCTGACGATGTAGGCAAAGAAGATGTGCGTGTAACTGAATATGACGATGGGCATTTAATCCTACATCCAAGAGATAAAGATAAAAAAACTATTGGCTATTAACAGGTAAAAACGGTCAATATACGGTGCGGGGCTTTATCTTGGGTAAAGATGGCAAAAACGATAAATACTGGCGTAAACGCATTTTGCCCGATGGTCGGGATAGGTCAGCTTATTTTGTTCCACAATCTGCATTAAAACTTTCTTAAGGGGGTGTTTATGAATGTTCCTTATAACAACGGTAAAGTTCAAATCGGCAAGTATTATGTGCCACCCAAATATGTCGAAAAAGACAGCGATATGCTAGAACTACAGTCGTATCTTATCTATGACCCTGCCCGTCTTAATCGGCAGTATTGGCTAAACAAAGGCTTGTTAATTGTTAGCCTATTTGTAGTTTTAGTCGTTTTCCTCAATAGCTAGTTTTCTAGCATCTTCAACCCGATTAAGCCAGCCTTTAATAAAGCGAGCTTGGTCGGGTTTTCTTGCAACTATTCCTTGATAGAAGTCTGCCCTAGCGTCTGAGAACTTTGTAATAAGGTCTTTAGGGTTTGAAGCATTAATGACTGCCATAGTCTTAGGCCCGATAACTCCATCAGCCACGCATCCAATCGCCTGTTGTAGCGTCTTAACGCTTCGCCCTGTGCCAGCATTGACGGTAAAATCAAATACCACATAATCTAGCCCTTTCGGTAGGACTGCACAATAACTGGGATTCCAGTATTTAATCTTGTACATGGGTGCGACTTTTTCGGGGGTCAAGGCTCGCATATCCGCTTCAGATACAGGATGCCCTACAAATTCTTCCCAAACACGCTTAGTAACGCCTAAATTGGTCATACCGCCTGAATCTAGGGGGTCATTTACAAACCCACCCTCATGCTTTAGGATGCGTTTTAAGCACTCCTCAAATCTCATTTTTTAAGGTTTGCCATGATACGGCTACCAAACAGGAAGCCAAAGGCTATGTTGGCAGCTTCAATACCAATTCGTTGAATTTCGGGCTGAACGGGCAAGAATAGTGTGCCAATACCTACAAGAATGACAAATAACGCACCGATATAACGGCTAGAACCCCTTAAATCAATAACCCATTGACTAGGCTGTCCGTAAGGGTTATCGAGTTGAGCAATAGCTTGTAGTTTTTGTATTTCGTTGTTATCAAGCTGAATCTGCTCGGCAATGGTGGTTGGGCGAACTCCACCGTTAAAACGCCCTATAAGTTGTTTAATGCCTTCTACACCGACTGGTACTAACGCACCAATAATGGTTTCAATAATCATCCACCGACCTTAATATGTCCGATACTAGCAAAGTAAGTGACTAGGCTTATTGCGGCTAAACCGACAACCCAAAAGATTTTTTGCACAACGGATTTACCTACGCTGGTGTAAACCTTTTCGATTACACGCTCCGTTACTTTTTCTACAATTTCCTCAATTTGGTCATCGGTTAGTTGGGCCATGATTACGCTTTCTTTCGTACAGTTCTAGTGGTCGCTTTTTTTACAGCAGATTTACGCTTTACAGTTTTTTTGGCAGGCTTTTCTTCCCAAGAAGCAAAGACATCAGCCCAATACACTTTTCGTGTATAACCCATCTTGTCAAATAACCAGTCAATAATTAGCATAAGTCACCTATGGCAAAGTCGCTATAAAGGCATCAGCCTGTTCTTGTGTCATCACATTTCCATCGGCATCTTGCAGTTCTGCACCAGCTAAGACTTCTTTTTTGAAGGTTTGGTAGTCTGTGTTGGCTGGGTCGAATGGGATGAAGGCATTGTCTGATAGACGCTGAACAGAATTTATGTTTTCGCTTAGGTTTTTAATTAGTTTATACATAATCATAGCTCCGCAGATGCTGTTGCATGAACGCCAATAGATTGACCTGCCGCTGTTGCAGATGGAGCTGTGCAATACCACTTAAATGCTCCTGTTGATGCACCAAACGAAGTTGTTCCAGAACAATCAGCACCAGCCGTAAAGTTATATGCTTGTGAGTTTGAGCTGACTGGAATTAAAAAAAGTAATTGTTGGGGTGCTTCTCATTTCAACAAAAAACCGTGTATCGTTGGAACGAACAAACACCGCACCAGCAGTACAAGAACTAAATGCAATTTCTCCAGTATTGCTACCAACGGCATTTGCTGGAGCAGTCGATGCGGCAAACGACTTCCAATAATACCTCTGACACAAAGCCAATTCAGTTCCATAAGGTCTGTAATCAAAGCTAGTAGCTGTAGAGCCTACCTCAAGCTGAACTCCTGTAACAAACCATGTAGCACCGTTTGTGGCAACAATATTTGTTGAACCAGTAGCAGAATCAAAATCAGAACCAACCCATGCTCCAGCAGTTCCAAGTTTTGACGAACCAGCACCTAAACTAAAAGATAAATAAATTCCAGTACCATTATTTGTTAGCCAAGTTCCGCTAGTATCACCAGCAATAGTTACTGTTTTATATTCAAAAGTATTTGCAGATGAAATTGTGTATGTAAATGGGTAGCTTCTATTTCCAGCACTATTTTTGATAACTCCACCAAAAGTTCCAGTTAATGAACTACGCACCCAAAACGATAGCGTTACTGTTTGAGCGTTAGCAGTTCCCCACATTAAATCTGCTGTGTTAAAACCCTCTATTCTCTGACGAATTAAAAATATTTGCCCTGCAGATGGAGTAGTTGCCGCAGTTGAAGTAACTAACAAAGAGTTTACAAAACCAACAGGAGCAGTAGAAGATTGTTGAACTGTAATAGACGAACTTACATCAACATAGGCTTGCCATCTATCTAATGTGTATACACTTGAACCACCGCTAGGAGTAACACTTGCCCCAGCATTACGCTGGTCAATCACCATCGCACCATTGATGATGCGGTTCTTCATATTAACGGATGGAGTTACCGCATTAGCAGTAATACTCCCGTTGTACATTGGGGTCTGTATGCCAGTATCCCCATTTAGCGTGATAGGCATTATGCAAGCTCCTCATCTGTTGGTCGTGGCAAAGTTGGGTGTTCCCATTTAGCAATGTAATCGCCTTTGCCGTCTGAATCGTTTTGTAAACGAATCGTATCTAAAAAATCCTGTGGCTGTAATTCAGGATGTAGAGCAATGATTTTGTCGTATAAAGTCATTATGCCGCCCTTATTAATGATGCAGAAAATCTAGAAGATTCGCCAGTAGTTCCTGTGCTTACTTGCAAACTTCCAGTTCCATTAATCCAAACATAAACATCTACATAATCTGTAGAACCATTCATATAAATAATTACACTACCAGACCCCATAATAAAATTTCCAGCACCTGTTTGTATGTCTGATATTCGTTGAAATGAAGAACCATTTTTGTATATAGCACCAATAGCCCTAGTTATTGTTGTAGCCGCATAACAAACAGTTGTGCAATTTATTTGATAATATCCAGCAACAGTAGGAGTAAAAGTATTAGATGCAAAATTATTATTTGTATCAAATTCTTCTGAATTAAATGTAACTTTAGTAAAAGTTCCACTACTTACAGACTGTCCTGTGGTTGCTGTAGCGGCAAACGCTGGCATATTACCGCTAACCATCGCTGTGCCTGTTACCGATGGCACAGTAACTAAGTTACCAGTTCCCGATGCTAACTGTAATACACCGCTATTGTCAGCAGATTGAGTTAATCCACTTGTAGTTGTGGCTGTAATAATTGATGCCATTATGCTACTCCCTTCGGATACTTAGCCTTGACCGCCAAGCAGTCAGCAATGTATTTATCAATCTGTGCTTTGTCACCCTTTACTACACCATCAATGTAATCGGTGATAGGCGGGTATTCTGCGGCTCTTTTAGCAATATAAGCATGAGCATCTACATAAGCCTGAACTGCGGCTTTATCGTATGCGACTTCGTTGCCGTCTGCATCGTAAGCGACATCGCCACGAATGGTTACTACAGATGGATTTAGTTTGTAAATAGCGTCAATCATGCGGCTATCTCCATAAGAATAATAGAATTTCTAGTGTTGTTTCTGTTTGCTCCAACATTAGTTCCAGCATTGCCTGATTTTATGTGTAAAGCATAAGTCAGAGAAGATGTTGACGATGGGCTATCTAAAAATGTACTAGCACATTTAACCCAAGCACTTGCTCCTTCACCCCAAAAAAGAACTCCCTCAGAGTTTGAGCTTGCTATGTTAGTCGCACCTCTAAATATGGTGGCACTTACTGGGTAAGTTGAACTTGAAGTATAAAGTGTTGAACTAACAATAATTAAAATTTTACTGGTTGAACTTGTTGGAGTTATTGAAGCACTTAAATTGGTTGATTGATAAGAGGTTGATGTAGTAAATGTTTCTGATGCTGTAGTTCCTTCAACCACTTGCAACACAGAACCAGTAGGTAATGCGGCTTTAGGAATAGACTGACCGCTAGAGCCTGTGGTTAGGATTGTTCCTGATACGGCTGGTAAGGTCAAAACAGTAGTACCAGCAACGGCTGGTTCTTGTAATGTAACGCTACCCGATGTTGAGCCTACTAATACGATAGACATTATTGAACTCCTAAGTATTTGTTTATTTTAGTGGTTTTCATCTTACAATACCACCCATCTTTGACCTGACGGAATGGTCACCGAAATACCCGCATTAATTTGAATTGGGCCTACGCTCATCGCGTTTTTGCCTGTAGTGAGTGTATAAGATGTGGTTACGATTAAGCTGTTTTCTTGAAACACCTCGTCACCACCACCACCTGTAGCACCACCACCTAATTGACCCCATGCACCGCCTTGATAGCCTTCAAACTGTGAAGTAGTGGTGTTATAACGAATCTCTCCATCTACGGGGCTTACGGGGCGTTCTGCTGTAGTTCCTTTTGGAATCAACATAAACCCTGTACCGCCAAATGTGGGGTTTACAAATGCGGCTGTAAATTGTGCGTATTCAATAGCATCGCCAGCAACTGAACCTGCTACTAAATTAACAATTTTGTTTGTGTTTAGGTCTAGGTTACCCGTCATTGGGGTTTGACCATCTGCCGCTACCGAATCAGTAAGGGCGGCAGCCAAATCGTTCATGGTGTTATTAGCCCATGAGCTAGATATAGTTGTGCCTGTAACTACGGGGTTACCCGCAGGTAGTGAATATACGCCTGACCCGTTTCTACTCATTTTTTGCTTCCTTTTTTCAATTCTTCAGCCATTTTACTGGGCGAATAATTAATGGATTCTTTAACTTGCTTCTTCATTTGACGCTGTTTTAGCTTTTCAAAGCTGTATTCAGTAGCAGGGCCAATAACAGGAATTTTACCTAACAAGCCCGAACCTACACGGTCTAAAGCACGAATTACGGCACTTGCAGTATTGCTGTAATTAACTGCACCTTTTAATGGGGCATTAACCAAAATTGCCGTTTCCATCAAATCACGGATTTCTTGTGCCCCTTTTTTACCAAACAAATAGTCAAGTTTGCCGTCTTGGTCTAATCCTCTAACAGCCGACTTAAACTTAGCAGGGCTAACCACAGGATTGCCATACATATCGGTGTCAATAGAGCGTGTAACTTGGTCTTTTAAATACTCAATAGTTTGACCTTGTAGTTCTTTAAAGGCTTGCTGACCTTCAGGGCCTGAGCGTTTTAGTGCAAAACCTAAGTTTTTAACATCATCCAATGAGCCATTAACAATAGACTTTTGGAATACATCTTCAAAAGCCACTACTCGGTCACTAGAATTAGCTTTTGTGCTTATTAAGCGGTCAATAGCACCAATGTTTTCAAAGCGTTTAGCGTAATCTTGGCGTAATCTGCGAGCTTCTTGGTATAACTTACCGCCCTGACCTTCAGTAACTGTATTAATGATGTTACGCAAATCACGCCCATAACTTGCATTTGGGGTGTTTGGCTCATACATCTTGTTAATAAGGGTGTAAATATCCTCTAACGCATTAATAGATATTTGCCCTGTACCTTTGGGGTCGTTTTTAGTTAGTTGCTCATTTACAACATCCAACACAGGGGCAATTTTAGACCTAACTGTAGGCGTTTGTTCTTCAATAAATGCCCGTAATGGGGCATAAGACACAGGTTGTTCTGTTTCGCCAGCTTCTCTTGCTTGTTTGTAGGTTTGATTAATACTATCTCTAGCTTTTTTAGCGTCTTTGTTTAATGCTTCTACAACTACACGCCCTGTTGGTTCTAAACCAAAGGTTTGTTTACCTGTAGCATCCACATAAGCATCAAAGTTCTGCAAAATAGCGTCATTGCGGTCAGCTTGAGCTTTAATTAATGGTTTACCAACGGTTTCAGGGTAATTCTTGGCTGTTTCAATCTCAAACTGCTGTTGTGCCAAATCACGGGTTGCTTGACCTTTGCTTAAAGGTACAGGCACACGCAACTGTTGAGCCATTTGGGTACGAGTAATTTCTTCAGGTGTGACCGCAGAACCTACGCCTGCCATACTAGATTGAGGTTGTCTGCGTAGCATTTCAGGCATTGTGCGTACTGTTTGCACACCCTCACGAATTTGAGGAGTGGCAGCTTGAGCCATACGAGCATAGCTAGGAATCATGCCTGTGGTTGGAATAATTGGGGGCAATTTAGCAGCTTCCGCTACTTGGCTTACATCTTGTAAAAACTCTTGAGCTACAGGGCTTGTAGGCGTGTAAGTCATTTTACGAGCCAAGTTGCTTTGAGCTTGTTGCCCTTGTCTTACTCCTTCTTGTGTGCCAAATTCAGGGCTTGTAGCAGATTTATACACACCGTATGCAGAGCTTACAGGGCCTGCAATAGCAGCAGAACCAACAGTTAATGGCACCTCATAAAGGGCTTTTACCCTGTCAATCATTGTGCGTTTTGGTTCTTCTGCTACAGGTGGGTTTGCTACCTGACCAACAACGGTTGGCACATTCGTATTAATAATGTTGCCACGCTTGTCAGATTTAAAAGCATCATAACGAGCCAATAAATCCTCTTGCGTTACATTGTCGGGTACATTTCTAACAATCGTACCATCAGGCATCCGCACATCCATGCTTATTTCCTTTGTGGCAAAGCGTTAAAATCTACAACACCGCCCGATTGTGGTGTTTGTGGGGTGGATTTCAAACCAACATTACCGTACCAGCTTTCACTACCGTATTTTTGGTTAAGAGAATTAATCTTCCTATCTAGCGTTTCTCTTGTGTTTTTAATCCAATCATTCAATGCTTTTTCATTTCCATAACCGGGAAATGTACTCTTAGCATTTTCAATGTCTTTATCAGATGCAGGGCCGGGTGGCAAATTGTTAAGAATTTGCATAACGGAAGAAGCATTAATTTTGGCTTGTGCAGATACAGCTTCGTTACCACTTCGTTGAACTAAATAATTAATTGGGCCTGAACCTGTGACATTTCCAAAAATTGTCGTTGCTTTTTTTACATCTTCAGGTTTAATTTCTTTTAAACCTTGACGAACTTGGTCTGCGGTAAACGCAATTTCTCTGTCTTTAGATACTTCAGATTTGCCAATGTAAGTTCCGCTAGGCGTAATCCAATCGCCTTTTTTGTTGTAACCACCATCTTCACCGCCAACGCCAACTTCGGGCTTAAATGGGGCTTGATAAATAACTTTGCCTTTTTCATCAACCAATGCACCGCCGGGGGCAACAACTACAGGCTTTCTAGCTTCAGGGTATGCTTGTTGCATTAAAGCAGGCAACATCTCACGCCCTGTGCCTAAACGGTTTTGCATGATTGTTTCAACAGCACCTCTAAAATCGGGTTGTCCTTGCATTGTGGCTGTAGGCATTGGTACATTAGCACCGCCCGCCCCAACACCTTGACCATAAGGCCCTGCCATTTCTGTAACTGTTTCTTGACCACGCAAAGCCTTAGCTAAACGCTCAGATTCGGCTTTCTTTTCTTCTTCTAATTTCTTGTATTCTTCAGCAATTTGTTTGTCAGTCTTTTCTGCCAAACTTTTGCCTGCATAGGTTTGAAATAATGGGGCAGCGTATTGAAAAAAACTAGGGGCAACATAACGCCCACTAACCATCTGACCTGACGGCATTTGTTGACCTTGTTGCATAAGCAAGTTTGCCATCTGTTGTTGACGGTTTAAAACTTGCTGTTGAGCCAAGTATTCTGGTGGCAAATTACCACCTAAATTAAGCATTGGTTGAGCCATAATTACATTCCTTGAATGTCTAAATCCCAATTTGCATTGGTTGGGGTTTGACCTTGACCGCCAAAGCCATACACATTGCTTGCCCCATATTGCTTCATAGCTGCTTGAGCATTAGCATAAGGGTCAGACCCTTTGCGTAGCATCATTGCCATAGCCATAGGATTCATGCTTGCACCTGCTTGCTTGCCGTCAACAGTCATTCCTGCTTGTTGGGTCAATCCTTGAGCTTGTTGCATAGCAGCGTTTTGCATTGCTTGTTGAGCAGCTATGTTTTGATAATAAGGAGCTAACCCACCTAAATCTTGGGTTTGTGGCATTTGCATAATGTATGGGTTGTACATATTCATGGTAATAATCCGTAATCTACGACTTTATAGCCGTCATCAAGGGTTTTAACTGCGTATGGGAATACTTGTTCTACTTCTTGTGCCATTACACCAACATGGATTCCTTCGCCTGCCATTGGGTTTAGCTTAATTTCATCTTTGTATTCAAAGCTGTATAAGGTCAATCCATTGTTCATTACACCGATTGGCTTAATGTTTTCTTTCAAACGCATATCGGAATACTTCATAATTCCAGCACCGCCTAAGCCCATTAAACCTGCATTTAAGTTAGCTTGTGCAGCTTGTTTGGCGTTAAAGTCACCCATTTGGGCGTTGTATTGCATTTGTGCTGCACCCAAAATATCAGGGCCTGCGGTAGTTGCTTGTTGGGCAGAATTAACAAATTGTGGGCCTTGCACCTGTGCCCCTGTACGAACCGCAGATAAAGTATTTAATGGCTCATTTCTAAGGTATGCTTGCTCTTGCAATGCTGATTGGCGAGCGGTTTGACCAACATTAAATCCTTGCGTTGTAGCGGCAGCCAACAAGTCATTTTCTCGTTGTGCTTGCATACGCATAGCGTTTTCATACGCTTTAGAGCCAATATCAATACCTTGATTAGCCAATCGTTGCTGTAATTGCTCACGCCCCATTTCAATTTGGGGTGCAAGCCGTTGCATATAGGCTTCTTGGTAAGTTTGACTAGGATTAAAGCCTGTGCTTGGCAGTTTGCTTGTGTCAAACGGGGTTTGTAGCATATTTTCTACATAACCTAATCCTTTGTTAGCTAACGCACCAAGTCCAATACTGGCTTGGTTTTGATAGTCAAGAAGTTGTTGTTGGGCAGGGCTTAAGGTTTGGGTAGCAGTCCAAGTTGGGTTGCCGTATGGGTCAGCACCAGTAATTGCATAGCTTAGATTGCCATAAGGCGTAACTTGATTAACACGGTTAGCCGCAGTCGCTTGGCGAGCCGCTTCTAAATTGCCCTGTGCCGTTTGTTGTGCTGCCCCCGCATAATCGGGGGGTGCAGGGGCACTTGGAGCAGGCCCTAATCCTAAAAATCCACCACCACCCATACTATTCTCCTTTGTTTAAGGAGCATCGGATGTTAAGAAACCGACACTCCTCTTTTCTCATAGCCATAATTACCAAATTCCCATCCATGTGGGCATCAGGTATTTCAGCTACAACCTTAAAGCCCAAATGTCGGTTTAACTTTAGGGCATCCGTGTTATTAGCACAGATTTGCCCTAGTATAACGCTAAGTCCAAGTTTATTAAAGGGGTAATCAAATGCCGCCCATAATAAATCCCTACTCATCCAGTTCGTTTCAGCCAATGAGCCAATGTGCATTTCGCAGGCTTTTGGCATGAAATTACAGTATCCAACCACAGCTACCAAATTACCATCTTGCAACTGACCGATACATTGGGTGGTTTCAGGTAGGGGAAAGTTAAGCACTCTAACCAGCCATTCCCCCAAATATCGCTGATTTTCAGTAGTAACAGTCCTCACAATACCCCGCCACGCTCCATTACATAATCGGTTGATGCCCAATGAAACTCAATACCTTGCGATGCCACATTTAGGCTAACTGAGCCTGCGTAGCCTATTCCTGTCACGCCTTGCCATGTCTTTGTAGTGACCAAACCACCGCCCCAGTTGGCGTTATCCCATGTATCGTTATCCCATTCGCCAGTTTGTAAGATGGATGGGTTAAAGGATATTTGGTTGGTTAGTTCTACCGTGTCAAAGTCGGTGCTTAGACCGCATAAAACGGTCGGTAAGCCATTATCGGTCTGTAGGATAGGGCGTACCATAGTAAAGCGTTTTTGTTGCCCTCTGCTCTCAAAATACGAGTAGGCTTGCTGCACAAATCCCTTAATGTTTGTGCCTGCATCGGCAAAAGTGTCGTAAAACTTACCTACAAAGCCTGTAGCCCCAAAATACATATCATCGCCTTGCAATTCCCAACAATTAGCGTTGAGATTGGTAAATCTAGACCATGACTTTGTAATGTTGTGCATTACATATTGTTCAGAACCCCCTGTTACAGGGATATTAACGATGAGCATATTGACTTTAGCAAAGTAATTCATTTGCCAACCGTAATTATTGGCGTAAAAGTCAGCCGCTTGGCTAATAGCGTAGAAAATCTTGTCGGTAATGTTGACACGGGGGTCTAAACGGGTGGACTGCAAACCTGCTGACAAGGGCACAAGTCCATCTTCGGTCAAAAGTAGAATGTCACCACCGTATTTAAAGACGCATTTGCGGGCAAAAGTCTGTCCAATAGCCCAAATACCAACCAAAGCCCAATCATTCGGGTCAGATGGGTCAGAACCTTTGTAAACAGCGACTTCACCGTTACTTGTAACGAAAACAGCTAGGTCATCAACGCCATAACCAGCATCAATAGTCCAAGTTCCCATCGCTTGTAGGTAACCGCCCTTTTTAAATATGCCCCCAAGCGGAAATTCGGTGACTGCACCGTTAATACTGTCAACAGGCAAGTACCAAAAGCTCAAACTGTTTTTTTCTACAAAGTAAAGACGCTCTTTAAACAGGTTTACATAGGCAAACTCAGTAGAATTTAGCCCTGTAATGTAATAGTTAATGGTGTAAGTGCCTACCGTTGTGGCATCCCCGCTTGGTGCGGTAGCCATTGTGTAGGTAAAAGTCGATGCACCCGTTACGGTAATGCGATAAGTACCATTAAATTGGGTAGGAATCGCCCCACTTATGGTAACTGTGTTACCTGTAACAAGATTATGTGGGCTTGCAGTCGTTAGAGTAGCGGTTAAATTGCCTGCACCACCCCTAGTAATGGTAGAAATGGTCTGTGCGGTGCTTGTTGTGGCACTTCTTGACCACCTTGTACCATCATAAACGACCATTGGGTCAACTCCGTTGACAGCAGGCATAAAAGAACCACCCGCAGTCGTAATCATGGAATGAATCCACTTACCATCGGTGTTACCTGTTAAACTTGCAGTAGCCGTAGATGTGCTTGCATCATAAATAGTTGTTGTATTGGCAGCAAACAGCTTGCTACCTGTTGGGCTACTGTAATTCATAAGGGATAAAACAGCCCCTGAAATACCTGTAGATACTTTGGTGTAGCCTTTTCTAAGCGTTACATCCGTAGGCGTAGGAAAGAAAGTTGACCATCTGAACCGCATCTAATGGGTTCATTTCTGCCAAAGAATCCCTTGCGTTCCAACCGCCAATAGGGGCTGGCAAGGAAGCTGTAACTGCCCGTCTTTGTTGAGCTACCGCCATGTTTAAGTTCCGTAGCCGGTATCGGGAATGTTAGCGTAACCAATAAGCACCTTCGTTGGGTATGGTGCAAACGACAGGTTAGCAGAGCCTTTGTCGTTGGCTTTGGCTACATTCAAATAGCGGAAATAGTCTTGTTGTAATGCAGTAGTGTCAAATCCTTTGATTTGGAAATACTTAAGTTTTGTGCCTAAAACCATGACCGTATCGTCAAATATGGTCGTATCGGTATCAGCCGTAAAGCTGTTTTTTACTTGGTCGGTCGCACTTCTAGCCCAACCTTTTGAGCGGTATTCAAAACCTAAATACTCTTGTGTGTTGTAGGGTGGCCAAATCTGAAACTTATTGCCTAGAATACGCCAGCGAATACGAGGGCCAGTCGAGATATAACCCGATTTTAGCCATTGCCATTGTTGGGCATCTTCAGGGCCAAGCATCTGCCAATGCTTTGTTTTATCCCAATGCGTATTGTCGGTAATGGTTTCAAAATCAGGCGGTAATGGGTATTTGGTTTGCGAAAAGGTAAAGGTTACACCTGTGTATGTGCCACTAGCTAACTGGCTCATAACAATAGTAGATAAACCTGTGCCTGAGTTGTAAGTTACGCTTGACACATAGGTATCTTGGTTAATACCTGTGCCTGTAATGGAATAATTGCTATTTAGGGCGGTAGCGTTGCCTGTTACAACAATGTTATAACTTTGGTCGCTAATCGTATCGCCTACAAAGGTCTGTGCATCGGTGTAAAACCGATACTCCAACTCTAAGGCTTGCCAGTCGTGTTCCTTGACCAAGTCATAGCCAACACGATTCATAAGGGCTAAAACCTGTTGAACATCTTGATTGGTATTGCCTGCAACATAACTTGGAATAGCAAGGTTTAACTCGCTAGTGGTCTGTTGCACAAGTTGGAGCATCGTTGATGACATAGTTTAGGCTTTCTCTACGGATTCCGCTTTCTTTTTGCGGGGTTTCTTTTCACCAACTGCCGCAAGTATAGCCGCCATTTGCTCTTGCATTAAAGCGAGCTTCGCATCAGTTTCAGCCTTAATTTTAGCAGTTTCCATCTTTTTTGGCAAGTTCTTGCTTTAACTGATTAATTTCTTCTGCTCGTTTGGTTGCTTCTGCGGTTTCTTCGGCAAGGTTTAGGAAAGTTCTAGCCTTATCACGAAAGGCATGGGGTGACATACCAGCAATCATGCCAATGCGTTGAAGCTGTAAATCGGAAGCGTTAGCAATGGATTCTACGGTCATAAACTTCACACCCCGTAGCTCTTGGGCTTGCGACTGGCTAATTAAAGGCCATTCCTCAACAGGTGTGCCGATGATTTCGCTACTAGAATCTTGTGTTACTTGATACTGTAGCCATTGGCGTGGAAAACGCTGTTTATGGCTTTCCTGTGCGTAAGTGTCAATCTCGGTAAGGCTATCACCAGCTACCATTATTCGTACAAAGTCAAAATCCTTGAATATTGGTCTGCCTGCTTCGTTTGATTCATGCTCTAGTTTGACTGCTCGCTTATAAAACTTAACTGCCAAACGAGAATCTGCGTCTTGCATATCGCTTTCTATTGCCATTTTAAAACTCCCAAGTGGTTAGGATACTAACGGTTAAAAAAAAAGGAGCTACCCCATTACGAGATAGCCCCTTGTTTTTACTACAATTTTTGATTAAACGCTAGTAGCAGCGAACCAACCAAAATCACCGCTAGCCATCGATGCTTGCGACATGTAAGAACCGCCTGAAGCGGAAGCTACGAATGTAGAAGCATTGATTGAGCAAGTTGCGGTTGATGCACCAATAGCTGCACCTGCTTGTGCGAATACATAACGCTTACCGTCATTGCCAAAAGTTTCAGCACCGAGAGGGCCAAACTGAGGGATAGCAACTGCGGTAGAACCGTTGGTGTACGCAAAGCTAATAGGCGTAGTATTGTTTAAATCAACTCCCGAAATGGGAAGAACTGAGTATGCCATGATTATTTTCCTTTACAAATTAGGTGGTCAAAATACCTTGCAACTGAGCGTTGCTGGTAGTTAGGTTTCCGGCCCAACCATAGAGCTTCACAATCGCATCTTGGTTAATAGCTTGACGCTCACCACCGATAGGC